AGTCTATGCACTGCTGGCTGAAGGGGTCGCTGTCGACCAGGAGCTTCTTATATAGCTTGTAGGTGACAGTGACATCCTGCTGGCAGTAGTCGAGCATGTCCTGGTTACAGGTTTCCCATCCACCGTCATAGTCGCCCTTCATGGTTCCCATCCTGAGGCCCCAGGCTTTTAACGAGTGGCTGCCCCACAGTCTCTTTTGAAAACCTTCGGGCAGTGACACTGAGGTTGCATCCTCGTTCATCAGGTCGGCATGGATTAACCTGGAGAGAACAATGGTGTCCGTCACTTTGCCTTTAGGCTTCCAACCAGGTACAACTTTCTGGATTGCAGGTACATCAAAGTTGATGACGTTGTGGCCTATGATCTCGTCAGCATTCTCTAGTAACTCAAGAGCCTCTCTGATCTGCTCGTCACCGTGGTAGATTTTATTAGCGTCAACACGACGGTCATTCTGCTTAGTGTCAAAGATAGCAATACAGTGAATCTTGGTAAGCTGATTGAGTAGACCGTCGGTCTCCAGGTCAAATATCAGGCTCATCAAAACACCTCCAGCTGGACCGGTCTCTCAGATAAAAGAGAACGAGTGCGGAAGAAATCTTTGTGGTTCGGGTAGTTAGCCGTATACATTCTGGAGTAATAAGGTGTGACGTTGTTGTTAAGTTTGAAGCCCAGTACCTCATTAGTTTCAATGTCGGTATGCCACCGGATGCGTTGAAATATTGCTGCGGCAGAGTAATGTTTTCTACCGGTAGCCATCGCAGCTTTGGTGTATCTCTTGAACAGTTCATAGACGTGCGGATTGGCTTTGTGGAATTCAATAAATTGCTTTTCGTACTTACTCATAATTTGCTTCCTTTAGTTATCGATAATTGTAGAAATGCCGCAGGTGGCACCGATTGGCCTACCTGTGGTTTTGGTTTTATTGCGGGGGAGTAATTTAAAAAGGTGCTTCGGTGTATGTGTGGTCAACCAGGCGACTGGTCTCTCGGATGTACTTCAGCCTTCCAGCATGTCCGACCTGTCCTGTGAACCTGTTCTTCAGAACAACCAGGTCACGGGTATCATCGCTGGGGTCATCGGGGTTTACTTGGAGACCAATGCACTGATCACTTAGCTGTGCCAGGGAATGGCTACCTCTAAGCTGGGACAATGCAACCCTGCCCCCTGCCTCATGGCCAACACCTTGTGGCCTGGTCAAATGCGACACCAGGAACAAAGTAATTCCAAGCTCCTGCACCAGCTGCCGGAGGACCGTCATGCAGTGGTCGATCAGACGACGTTCATCGGCAACACCCGCAGTCAAACCAGAGACAACAATAGATATGTGGTCCAGGATGACGTGGGTGCAGCCCATGGCCTTGACCATGTACTGGATGCGGTTACAGATGATTTCCAGGCTGGTACTGCCAAAGTGACTGAACAGTTGAATGTCTTGCTCACAGAACAACTCTGCATGGGCATCCAACACTTCTTCTTTGGTAGCGCAGGCATAGTCTTGGACGATGTTCTTGTTCAGATGAAGACCGAGTAAACCCCGGATGGTCCTTTTGTTTTCTTCCTCAAGCATTAACATACCGACCTTGTGACCATGGCAGTGCAGGTGGTAGGCAATCTCAGATACCAGGGTAGACTTACCGACACCACTTCCGGCACAAATGGTTACCAGGGTCGACGGTCGTATACCTTTGGTGATGTCATTGAGCTTTGGGTACGGGTAGCTGACCAGGGATTCTTCTTCGGTTTCTGCGATGACATCACGCAATTCTGAGCTACTTACAATGCCGTCAGGTCGCCAGTCTTTGGCTCTCCAGATAGCATCGATAATGTCGTTCTCAGCACCCTTCTGGAGGGCCTCATTTGCATCCTTATGGCCTAGCTTGGCAATCTTGACCTTACCTACTGGCAGGGCCTCAGCGCACTCTAAAGCGGCTTTCTGGCCAGCTTCATCCTGGTCAAACATGAGGATGATTTCGTCGAATCCACCGAGCCAATCCCAGGCATTCATCAATGCCTTTTTGCCTGACTGTGCGCCATTGGGTAGAGACACTACTGGGTACTTGTTGCGCTGGACCTGGCTAACACTTAGGCAGTCTATTTCACCCTCGCAGACAACCAGCTTGCGACCAGTAATCCACAGGTGCTGACCAAATAGGCCCATCTCTTTTGCGGCACCCAGGATAGTAAAGTTTTTGTTTGCGTCTCGTATCTTCTGGGCAACTATCTGGCCATGGTCATTTCTGTAGTTGGCAATCTGTACGGGTTCTCCGCGATGCTCACCAATCTCATATCCAAATTTACGACAGGTTGCTTCCGAGATTCCCCGCTTCTTTAGATTACTGAAGTAACCTTGCAGCAGCTTCTTTTCTATTCGCTCTTCTGGTTGCTGGATTACCTCGGCACTCTCGTCGCCCTGTGTAAGAGTCTGGCACCCGAAACAGTAAGTGTGGCCATCGTCGTACAGGGCGGCATTGTCTTTTGATCCGCAATGCTCACAGCTGACATGGCGTATGAATGCAGAATCATTATGCGGTTCTTTAGCTATCATTTGATATTCTCCCCGCCAATACTTCCCATGCTTTTGCTGCTGTTTGTGGGACTACTCCGTTTCCCAGGAGCCTAATGCGGTCCACCCTGTCGGGACACCCATTAACCACTCGACCCAATCTGGGTTCAGCATCCCAAGCGGCATAGTTGGGTCTTTTACTTTGGCGCAGAGATAACTCCGCTTGTCCATGTGAATATGGCTTTTCGGCCCCACTGGGCCGCAGTCTTTGTGTTCCGATGCTCTTGGAGTCGGCCAATTCATTTTTTCCGCTGTCTCCACTGCATCCCTTAGCTTCGCTCCGTACCACGGGCTGTTCGGGTCTTTGCTGTGTTTCGATCTCCACTGGCCGTTGACTAGCTGTGTCGGGTAGCTTCCACCAGTTACGTCGAATACTGTGGCTGTCGGCCAGGATGTAGACGCGCTTTCGTTGGTGTGGTGCGCCAACTTCACGCGCTGAGAATATTCCCCACGCTGATCTATAACCATCTTCTTCCAGATCGCTGATGACGCTGGAGAGTCCAAGCGAGATGTGTCCCTCGACGTTTTCAAAGAAGCATCGAGAAGGTCCAATTGTTTGGACGTGTTTTCTGATGTATGGCCACAAATGTCTAGGGTCTTCTGTACCCTTTCGTTGTCCTGCTGCTGAGAAAGGTTGGCAGGGGTAACCGCCAGTGATGATGTCAGTGCGGCCTCGAAAGATTTCCGCTGGGAAGGTTTTAAGATCCGTGTATATAGGTGCGGGAGGTATGATCCCGTCTTCCATCTTGTTAACCAAGTTCGCAATGGCGAAGGCTTCGATTTCAACATAAGCGATGACTCGATGTTCAAGCCCGGCAATGTCAAGTCCCCTTTCGATGCCACCATATCCGCTGCAAAAGCTGATGACAGTTGGTAATTCTTTGGTAATATCCACATTTGTTGCCCTCTCTAAAAACAAAAAAAAGGGCCACCCCCGTTTCCGAGGATGACCCCTGCTCTCCTTGACTAACTACTCAGTTAGCCACTCTTCAGGAATCGTTTTGTGGGCATACATGAAACCCTGCTTTTCGCAGTAGCTTGCGTATGTCGTTTTCGATCCCTTGTAGAGTTTTGAATTCGCATTGCTAAACACAAACCTGATGTCCAGGTCAGGCTGTTGCTCTTTGATCAGTAGATGCTTTTGTCTATCTGCTGTATCCCATATGCCTTTTGTCTCGACGTAAAAAAAGCCACCTTGTTTTGGCAGCTTAAAGTCGGGTGTGTATTTAGCTTTGCGACTTGGTACTTCGTATTCGACCTTGTCGGTTTCATATTCAACCTTGTGACCGGCAGCAACTATTTGCTGTGCTATCTTGTCCTCAAGGCCGCTTCTGAAACCGTGGCGAATACCTATCTCCTTTAACCGGTTACCGCTGTTAGAAGCGGTCGGCTGATTCCGTCGTCTCTGCCAATACTTGCTCTTCATTTTCAAAGTCATCCTGTGTCATTTCTGGAGCAACATAGCCACCGTCGACGGCATCGAATCCGTCAGCATCACCACCGCTGCCCTTAGCAGGCTCGATGATCTGGACTTTGGTTAACTGAAGCATTACTCCGGCACTGCCACTGACAGAATAAGGAGCAGCGAATCCACCGACACGGATGATGCTGCCTGCCCAGATGTTTGGGACCTGCTTGCCAACCAGGGGCTGACCGGTTGCATCAAAGAATTGCGGGGCGTACTTGGATTTAACTTTGACTACTACTTCGCCAGTGTCTTCGTCCAGGTCAAATGGCATCCTGGCGCGACCGGCTTTGGAACCAAACTCACGCTCTGCAATTTCCTGGCATAGCTTCTGTAGCTCCTGGCCATCGTCGACGATGACGTTGGTTTTGTACTTAGGCTCTCCACCAAATGCGGTGTCGGGCTGGTTTAGCCAGGGGTACTGTGCGCGACCTGGACTACTGATAAATTTAACTCGTGACTGAGCCATTTGTTTTCTCCTTGGTTTTAATTACATTAGGGGTTTTAAGATTTGGTAAATGAATACCCAGCTTGTTAGCTTCGATGATTAATCGCGGTGGGTATGGTTTGCCTTTTTTGTCAAGCAGGGCGGCAACTCCCAGAACACGTTCTCTTGGGTGCATATGTTTTTTTGTATTCCTATAGGGTGGACAAATTAAATCTGGGCTCTAAAAATCAATTCGTTGAGCAGAAGTTTCTTTGTCTGTGTCGATGTTTTATTGAGGTTGATTAATGCTTTGATTTGTTTTGCAGATAGTGACTGAAGGGATGCACCTCGCAGCTGACGGACGGGGGTTGCCCGTCGCTGCAAATGCTTTTGTTTATCCATAGATACTCCTAGCTGAAGCAATACTCCGATTCAATGACCTGGTTTAAATCGAGGTCCCCTTTCTCAGGTACCTGGACGTTTAGATTTGCCAGGCCGGTGTAACTAAGGTTACTGGTTGCCTGCTTAAAGAAACTTTCGTACAAACACCAGTTACTGTAGATATCGACAAAGGTCCGACGTACTGCCTGGTACATCATGTTGGTGTCTGCCGGTAAGGTCCCAAAGGAGTCGTGGATCATAAAGAAATCTTCGACACCATTGTCCTTGGCCAACAGTACAGTCATCAAAAGATGCGCTGAGTCCATGCTGTGAATAATGTTTGGCGACACAGCTGACTTTGCTTTTCTCTTATCTATCTTCTGCACTGGTTTTGTACGAATGCTGATTTGGGTCCTTTGTTTAACCTTAGCGTCCCTGTCGAACAAATAGATTTTGACCTTCTTGACATCCCAATGGCTGTACTGCTGAAACACGGGGAAACCAATAGGAGTCTCAAACCTGACACCTTTGTTTTCGTGAGCCAGGGCACCAGCAATGTCTTGGAAAAACTTCATGCCCTGGGCGGCACTGCTGATCACTTCCTGGATGGACTGGTAGTTAATGCCTGCCAGGAAAGAGCAGGATTTCTTCTGGTCGCGCTCTTCGATACCAAAGGGGTGAGCCTGAAGTGTGCCGCGCATAACCTGGTCACCTAGTGGTCGCATGACATCGTCGTACAGCTGATCCCCGAACCCATACTTACCCGACGAGTAGCCATAGGTCATTGTGTTTCTCTTTACCGTTGTTCGGGATACGCCATAGTCTAACCAGAGTTTAGCTTCTGGCTCCTTTGATTCATTAAGTTTACAAAGTACAGAATCAGCAACACTCTGGTAGATATCCTGGGGCTTATCCTCAGGTACCAGGTTAACCATGCGACCATCGTTTTTGTTGAGACTTGCAGCTGCATAATGCTGGACACCTGAGTTAGTACCATCGAGTTGAGGCGGCAATGAGCAGACATAGTCAGGACCAACGTCCATGTAGTTTGCTAACTCATGGCAGGCTGCTAGGAACTGAAACGGCTTGTCAGCTGTAGACCAATAGTCAAAGGTTGCAATAGGGTCTCTGCCTACCTGGTACAGGGTGTCGCTGTTGTCCTCTACCCAGGCAATCCTAGCGTCTAAAGACTGCTTGCTGATCTTGTCAAAGTCACCGACGTTGGCTATGTGAACAGCTAACCAGGAGACCGCATCAGCGTCCATAGTTTTGCCTCTGGCGAGGTTAAACAATGCTTTGATGTGGTCATCCCTGTGGTAACTAAAGTGGCTTACAGGATAAACACGGCCTCGGAAATCAAAGTTCCAACCGAGCCAGAAACTGTCGAATTTAGCCAGGTCATTAGCTGTTCCCAGGTCCTGGGTCATCATGGCAATAGAACCATCGATCTCTCGGTTTTTCTCTCGCACTGCCCTGGCTTTTAACGACCAGCCTTTCTTTGCGAAGTCATCCATGTCGTCCCAGTCTTCTGGTCTCTTTAGGTGTTCCATGTGGTGCTTCCTGGGAAACTTGCCGAAGGCTATACCCTGGTCCCATAGCTTGTTAACGACATCAAGGACATAGGTATTGATCTTCAAGGGGGTAGCCTGGAGGGCGTTAAGTGCCTCCACGTACAGTGGTGTTCCCTGGGCCAACTGGTGCTGTACAGCCTTGCGTTGCTCTGGGCTTGCACTTCTGACCAGGGGAACCATTCCTGCGGTGACATCATCCATGTAGCATCCTGAGTTAAAGGAGGTCCATGTCTTTGGCGGTACAATTAGCGGTGCCAGCATAGGCTCCTGCCAAGAGCATTGGTGGTCCATGTTGGCTAACTGATTGCTTGCAGCTGGAGTCAGGCCAATACGTCTAATGGTGTTCCTGGGTCTCTTTTACTCCCAGACATCAAAGACACTTGAGTATTCCAGGATAGCGTTAAGGATGACCGTCGCTACCTTGACCCTGCGCTCTTCGGTCCACTTATCGAATTCGTAGCCTGCTTTCTTAGCTATTATCTTTGCAGCCTTGATTCTGTAAACCTCAGACGAGTGGTCTTTAGTTACCTTGGTCTCTATTCGTTTTGATAGCTTGGAGTCGTGTTCCTTGAGACCCAAGGCCCAAACCTCCAGTTCAACCCTTTTGCCGATCTTGGTTAAAGCAGAGGTTAGACTTGCGCCTATAGACACTGAGTCCATGCATGTGTTGAGACCAAGGTATGCAAGGAGGTCAGTGTCGAGTCCCTGGATGTCGTAATACCAGGCAAACTTTCGACCTCGTCCTTTAGACTCTGTCTCTGCATCTATAGCTGCGGAGATGGCCTTGGATACCCTGGTCAAAGCATTGGTGATAATGCTGTGGGGGTTGTCCTGGGTGGATCTGCTTTGGTTTTTCTCTAGTCTGCCCATGTACCGCTGTCGGCCCTGGTCAAACATCTTATGTTCGCGCTCGATCTGCTGTTGTAAAACTGTGTCCATATTTCCCTCTCAAAGGTACAAGTCGTATTCCTATAGGGTGGACAAAATAAAATTGCCTGCCCTACTGGCTGTCTAAGCCTATTACTGGGACCAACTATTTACTTACAAATAGCTTATCTATCATTGCATAGTAAGTAGCTACACTCATCCCGCCACGGTTAAGCAGCGGTGAGTGGGGCGTTCTATACGTTAAGTTGGTCTTTTAAACTTTTGAGATGGTGCAGCGCGTCTTCAATTCCCTTGATACCCTGGTCCAGGCAGTTATGCATTTGCTCTGCCTCGTTGTCCAGGTGGCTACACAGTTGGACTTCTTTCAGATGATTGTCGATACTTCTCTCGATTCTTTCTATGTTGGTGTCCACCCAGGTCCTAAAGCGGGTGTAATCCTGGACAGGTTCTATGCCCAGGGGCGGTAAGTCACATTCCGTGTGACCATCCATTACGTATTTCTTCCAGTCGTTCATAGTGCAATACCTCGCGTGTAGTATGCTTGCTTGATCTTAAAGATGTCTCGAAACTCATGGCCATTTTCTTTAACGGCCTTCTCCAGGCGATCCGCGACAACTCTGCCCCGTTTGTATTTCTGGAAGTCATCGCTATGCATGAACGTCCAATCGTGGGCATCGCATAGCTCAACAAATGTCTTAATATCCATGTAATACTCCTAGTAGTTTTCCAGTTTTTGCATAACTTTTTTGATGCTGTCAGGCTGCACATGAACGTACTTCTGTGTAGTTTGGGTAGACCGATGGCCTAGTATCTTGCCAATAGTCAAAGACTCGACGTTAAACTCCATGGCCAACCTGGTAGCGCATGTGTGGCGCAGGACGTGGAATACAAAGTTATCGTCGTGCCTGGCTAACTCGTCTTTTGCTTCCCACCAGGTGCGGTAGAAACGGGCATGGGTATAGTAGGCACTAGGGGTTCCCATCAGGTTCTCTAAAGCCCACTGAGCGTCCCTATTAAGGGGTACCAGGCGTTCGTCACCGTTCT